TTAAAAACGAGGGATAACCATTCTCATCTTCTGTTACAGATACGGTATAACTATCCTCAATCCACCTTGGAACGGTTACTGTGGCAATTGTTGCTGTTCCTGTGAGGTGATCTTCTGTTGCCTCGTCTGGCGCGAAAGATTCTGTTCCTACAAAAGCCACAATTCCTTCTGAACCTTTTCCATCTGTGCCGTAAAGGATGCAGATATCTAATTGTTTTCCCTCGTTTTTAACTAGTTCATCCTTATATTTTTTTTCAAATGCACCTGGTACTTCCATTGATGCAGCTGCTCTTCTTCCCTGTTCCTGAGTCTCTATCAAGTCTTCCAAGGTTGATGTATCAACCATGTTGACAGTGCCAAAAGGTGATGGAATTGATTTTGCTCTGATCAAGAGCTTATATTCACCTGCCCAGTAATCGGTTGCGCCATCTTCCTTTGTCTTCTCTCTGTAGATGATTCTACTTTTTAAACCTACTGCCATTTTGTATTCCTCCTACTAAAAAAGCCCCATCTTGCCGATGGAGCTTAAAAAATATCATTCCAATCAAATGTTCTTTCAAAGCGTGCTACATAACGATATATTGGTGATTGATTGTCCGCATATGGTGACATTTTTACATCGAACATAAGCTTTTTTAGGCAGTCCATAATTTCTGCCATTATAGTTCTGCAGTCTAGCTGTGATGTGTTGCTATACACTTCAATTTGGAATCCTGCCACTATAGTGTTGATTCTTGTGCGTTCCAGATCGGAGTTTGCTTCGCTTCCACCCAACTCATGGACGTACACGCAGGGAAAATTGCGTTGTGAATCATTGCTTATGCTTGAGGTGGTGTACATTATTTGTGGATATCTTTTCTTTAGCTTGTTGTATGTCTTGCCTTTCACAAGGGATAATACCTTGCTCTCAAGGTCGATGACCCATTGATTCTGAGCCATTATCCGAACACCTCCCTTGCAATTCTTTCAATATCATGTCTCATTTGTGTTGCGGCGTGATACATGAATGGTCTTGACGGCATACCTTCTGTAAAGTACCACTTACCATCTCCCCCCAGATAATACCAACCATATCTACCATCTGCCGTTTTTCTAATTGTTTTTCCTTGCGCATAAATAGCCGGGAGCTTGCCTGGATACGGAGTAGTAGCGCCTATGATTCCTGTTCCCATCTCTACATAGATAGCATGTTCTGAATCAGCTTCTACTGCAAAGATAACTCGCTCTGCGTTGCTCTCTATCTCGGTTGAGTGAATGCTATTTACAAGTTCACCAGTAAATACTGCATCCATCGTCAAGACTTCTTCTGTTGCTTTTTCAACTCCGTAATCAGTAAGCTTCTTCATGAAAAGCTCTACTCGCGTTTGGAACGTTTTCTGGTAACGTTCCAACATCCTTATGGCTTCATCTACTCCGCTCACCTTTATTTCCAAAGCCTTTGCCATTAGGTTTTTTCCTCGCTTTGCTGCAATACCTGCAGATAGTAAGACGTTTCATTCAGTGCTTCATTCATGATTCCACTCACTTGATAATCAGCTGAATTTTCATCTGGTGATCCGTTTGGTTTCGTTTTGATTTCTGAGTGTAGCCAGATTCTTGCTCCAAACGGCAAGCTAAGTTTGTTTCCGTTAGAGTCTTTTGCATGTTTAGCTAAGACGAGCGTAGCATAATTGTTTGTACTATCACTGCCCCATGCTCGCATGACAGCGTTTTTTAGCTGTGATGTGATTGTCCCCCAAAACTTTATAGGATTGCTGTAAAGCACTTCCATTTCACCGCTTTCTTTTGGGATTTTTTTACCTTCGTCATCGGTATAAAAATATACTTCCCCATCAGCTCCAATATAGCTCTCATACTGAATGTCACCGTTTTCATCTCTCAGATATCCAGGTGCTTTCCCGACTTGGTATGAATACCACATCTGCTGGCGATTTCTTCTACTTGTCCGTGCCATCTTTCAGCTGCTTGTATACCTGATTGACACCAGTGCTGGACAAACCTGATACAATGCCAACAGCAATTGCATTCAGAATATCCTGCGCCGGGAAGTCTGGTATGACATACATTCCTAAGACTCCCAGAATGCCGCCAAAAGCACCCACAATGACCGGAATGTAATTATCCTTGACTGCTGGAATTGTCTTGGCTGCAAGCCCAATTAAATAGCAAATAACTACAATTGCAATCACGGTAGTCATGCTCGATATATCCATTTTATTTACCTCCTCCACTCTTGATGTGTAACTCTTTGATCTCTTCATACATCTTTTTAACCATACCGTTTCCGCCCAAATCATGATAGGCTTCATACATTTCCTCGAAGTTCTGATAAGCATAGGATGGTATCTCCCCTAGCCGCATGTATTTTGTGTGATACTCGATCAGTTGCACACGCAATAACAGCATGGTTCCTCTCTCATTCGCGTTCTTGTCTTTCTTCTGTTGCTGCAGAAGCCAAACAATGTATCCTAAAGCAATCGGAAGGATGATCGTGTATGTTTGTAATAAAAATTCTTGCATCTTTATATCTCCTGCTTATATTTTTGCATATTGCCCACCGCCGCTTTAATATGCACCCTGCCA